CCCCCACAACCCAACCCCCCGAACCCCCAAGTCAAACCCACCACTCTAACCATCGTAACTGTAAACCGTGCTAGACTGTGGGATTGTGAATAAACGACGGTGGTTGAGTGGACATTAATACGAAAGAATCCTGGAACAATAAAGCCTACAGATGTTCAGCGACCGGAAATAAGCACGAACTAATACCTATTTCATGGGTTAAGTCTCCAACGTCCGAACACGTATCAAATCTTATGTGTATGAAATGTTACGAGATGCTATCAATGTCGGACGCACAGAATTACGGTAGACCTAAGAAATAAATGCCTTGTACTTTTTGATGCAGTCAGCTTTTTTGGCCTTACCGCTTTCAGTGTTGTAATACTTTTTGTAGTAATCAAACAATCCATCTACATCATCTTTATCAGGAAGAGGCTCCGGGAATCTTGAGTAGTGAAGTCTAGCCATAACCGCAGCATATTGAAGGTCATAAACCATTCTTTCGGCGAACTGAATAGTGGGGCATTGAAAGTTAAAAGATAGCAGGCTAATAATTCTTGAGCTATTGAAGATGTAATTAACCCAAATATCTTGATGCGTTGCTGGCTCCATTTGAAAAATGCCTAGAGCAGGACCTTTTATTTGTTTCAAGTACGTCCCACCATTACTTTCAGCGGCACAAGTGAATATTAAAAGCTCAAGCGCGTCGTCTGAATACATTTGCATAGTTGATAAAGTAGGCACTAAGATACATTCTTTAAACTGATTCAAATTGAACATTAATTGTTTTATCCTTAATTAAGTTTATAATTGATTGCATAATCATAACATAGCAAAAGGCAATTAATGGCCAAATTTAACGCTAAAAAAGCATATTTAGATATTAAGTCAGGGAATAATCAAAAGTATCAAGAAGAGAAGCATTGCGTTATGATTCTCAATATAATGAATACAGAAGGCACTAATGCTGCTTTTTGTAAAGAGGCAGCGATAAGCGACTCAACTTTTTACAGCTGGACTCATAGATACCCAGTGTTTGATGAATGCTACCGATTAGGTGCAATGCTATCAAAGCAGAACTGGGAAGAGGAAGGCAAGAACAATAAAGATAATCCGGAGTTTAATTCTGATTATTGGAAGACAATCGGTAACGCAAGATACGGCCTTGGTAAAACAGCTAGAATTAGAGTTGGAGTAACGAAGGGAGCAAGCCCATATAATCAGTACCAACAGATAATGAAACAGGCTTCTGAGGGTGAATTTACCGCCACAGAGTTAAAGCTTTTGATGGAGTCTATTAGTGCTGGGACAAGGGCCTTCGAATCTTACGAATTACAAAAACAAGTTTCAGAAATGAAAGACGATTTAAGAAAAATGGAGGCTCACAGTGGGAACAATATCATCCCAATTGATAGCGCTTCGAAAGCAAATTAAGATACCCTACCGAATAGAATACGTAAATAAAGAAATTCCAGAATGCGAATGGCAAGAAAAAGTCATATATATTCATATTTGGATTTAACGGAGATAGATAATGAGCAATGTCGTAAGTAGATGGATAGATAAGCATATAACTCATGATACAGAAATACGAGAAGCCAAAGAAAGGTCTGATAAACAGATTAGAGAATTTGAAGAACAAAAAAACAAATTAAAAGCAGAGCATGACAGTATTGATGCTTCAAAGAAGATTGAGAAAGAAAGAAGAGAACAGAAAACAATTAAAAGACTGAAAGGCGGGATGCGAAAAGCTGGGTTCTTAACAGACTCAGATTCAACTCTACGAGATCAATTAGGATAATTATGTCTATCGAGCGAAATGAAAAAAGTTGTTTACTGCAAAGTCTGCAAAAAAGATACAAGTCCGCAAGAGCTGATGCTGACCTTTGGTCATCATTATTGGAAGCTTGTTATCATTATGCTGTCCCGTTTAGAAACCGTTTTTACCGACCTAAGCAACAACAAGGCGAGCAAAAAAACAAAAGACTTTATGATACAACGGCGGTAGAAGCTACTAAAGCTTTTGTATCAAAACTTCATGACGCTATGACGCCTCCACAAACTCAGTGGGGATTTTTAGAGATAGATACTGAATTCCTAGAAGATGAAATAGAAGATGAAGATAGAGACGAGGCTCAGCTACAAATAGATAACTACACAAGAAAGTTATTTAAATATATCCACGCATCTAATTTTGACACCGTTATTAATGAATGTTATTTCGATTTAGCAATTGGAACTAGCTGCATCGTTGTTAACTCATATAATGATAAGCAACCTTTGTTATTTACATCAATACCAGCAGATAAGCTTTCAATTGAAGAAGCTCTGAATGGAAAAATAGAATCTTGGTTTAGAACTTGGGATGAAATAAAAATCCGAGAGCTTAAAGTAAGATGGAAAAATGCCGAACCTACGGCTGAAATGATAATGATGATGGCGGATGATATAGACGCTAAGATTACGCGCTTATATGAGGGTGTTTTATACAACCCAGAAAATGAAAAGCCATATACTTATTCAGTTTGGACAGACGAAGCTATATTGTTTGATGAGGAATTGGAATCTAACCCAGCTATAGTTTGGAGATTTCAAAAAACAAACAATGAAATATGGGGTAGAGGCCCGGTAATGGAAGCATTGCCAAGTATTATCTCATTGCAGGAAATGGCTCGTATAGAATTAGCTAGCGCTAACTTAAATACATTTAAACCTTACATGGGATTTAGTGACGGAGTATTTAATCCTCACACATTTAAGCTTGAACCTTTTACTGTAATACCAATTGCACCGATTGGTAGCGGAGGTCAGTTCCCATTAGTACCGTTACCTGATTCAAGTAACCCTCAGTTTTCACAATTAACGATTAGCGATTTAAGAAGTCAAATAAAGACATTAATGTTTTCTGATTTTAATTCTCCGACTGATAGCATTCAACCGCAAACAGCCACTGAAATAATGATGAAACAACAAAGTTTAGCTCAGAAGATAGGCCCGTTATTTTCGCGCCTACAACATGAGTTTCTTGAGCCATTAATCGAGCGGTGCGCTTACGTGCTGGACAATATGGGGATTCTCCCAAAGCCCATAATTGACGGCAAGTTAGTTATATTCAAGTATCGCTCACCCCTTGCTTTAGCAAAAGGCCAGCAAGACGTTCAAAGCCTGATGCAATTCACCCAGATAATGCAAGGTATTATGGGACAAGAAGCTACTCAGTTATTAATTAATCCAAAAGAAGCTCCATGGCTTATTGCAAATAACCTTCAAATAGATAGCAGATTCTTGCAGACAAAAGAAGATATAGAAAAAATAGCTTTAGAGATGGCACAAAATAAAGATCAATTACCTGGAGCACCTCCTCAAAATGAATAAACCTAATCCATTTATTGATCAAGAAGACTATTTCGAAGGTTATAGAGAAAGCATTGCTAAGCTAAAGAATAAACCTGAGGCAATAGAATTCGACAGGTTATGTTATGCGGTGTTCGAGAACCGCAATGGTAGAGAGTTAATGCAGGAACTTGAAGAGAGATATTTACTTCCTGCTTTAGCTGCAAGAGGTTCGAAAACATATGCTGATGATTTAATGTTTTTCGAAGGTTTTAAAGATGCTTTTAGACATCTTAAGATATGTATACATTCACACAAACAGCGAATAGCTATGGAGCTGCAACAAGATGATAGATGATTTAACAACTAGTGAGGACGTATCGGGAGCTGAGGCAACAACTGAATCAGTTACTGAAGCACCAAGTTGGAATTGGGACGAGAATACGGTTGGCACTGGTGATAGGCCTGATTACCTAGCCGAAAAATTCAAGTCGGTTGCTGATGCTGCTAAAAGTTATAATAGCTTGGAGAAGAAACTTGGTACTGCTCCAAAGGAATATGATTTTAGTTTATCTAAATCATGGTTAGACCCTGATTTTGAGCCGTTGAAAGAAGCAGCGCAATTTGCCAAAGAAAAACATGTTTCACAAGATGTTATGAATCAAATTCTAGGCGCGGCAACTATGTACTTAGAAGAGAATACAGTAAAAACGACAGATGAAATCGCAAAGTTAGGCGCTAATGCAAACGAACGTTTAACATTAATTAATAATTGGGCCAAGTCTAATTTTACAGAAAGCACTTTTAATGCATTAACAAGTTCCATGGATACTGCCGAATCAGTTGTCGCAATGGAAGAGATAAGGAATAAAATGTTAAATAATATAACAGCTATACCGTCTAGTAATGATTCCAACACTAATAGTGCTCAATCACTTGCAGAAGTTCAGGGGGAGTTAAATAATAATTTAGCAAAATACAAATCAGACCCTAAATACAGAAAAGAAATTTCAGCTAAGTTAGAAGCGGCATCCTCAAATAGCTCATTCACAGATAAATAGCTAATTTTGTTTGATTTTCCCTCAGCTAGGTTTAGAATCTACGTATAGGTTTCTACCTAGCTACTAGGGATAACTTGAATACGAGTCCGTTCTCGGCAAACTCACATAAAAACAAGCCCTGTTAGAAAACAATCCATTTAACTAATAGGGGACAATTATGTCTATCTCATTAACAGCCGTACAACAAACAGAGTTTGATGCATTAGTAAAAGCTGAGTATCAATCAAAAGGTTTTTTACTACGTGATTCAATTCGTATGCGTCATGATGTAGTTGGTAGTGCAATTGATTTTCGTAAAGTTGGTCAAATCATCGCAGCTCCAACAGCATACCAACAATCAGTAACAGCTCAAGACCCTGGTTATGTGAAAGCTACAGCAACTTTAGCTAAATTCACAGCACCAATTGCTATTGATAGCGTTCAAGAGTTAACAGTTAACTTTGATTCAAAAATGGAAAGTGCAATGCTTGTTGCTGATGCAATGGGACGTCGTAGTGACCAAATTACAATTGACGCTGTAGCTGCTGATGTCGGTGACACTATCCTTAACGGCGGTACTAACTTCACATATGCCAAGTACACTCAAATGCTTGAAAACTTTGAAGATAATGCTGTAAATTTAGATGAGCGTTATGTCGCAATGAGCGCTAGCAACTTCCGTTCATTATTATCTGCTCAAGAGTTCACAAGTATTGATTTCACTGCTAATCGAGTTATTGATACAGCAGTTGCAAGACAATATTTAGGATTCAATTTAATTATAATCCCAAGCATGGTTGAAGGTGGATTACCTAAAACTGGAAATATCCGTAATGCATTTGCATGGCAGAAAATGGGTGTTGGTGCTGGTATTGGTCATAACTTTAGAACTGAAATTAATTACATCCCTGAAAAAACTTCATGGTTAGTTAATGGTATCTTTTCAATGGGTGCTGTAGTGATTGACAATAAGGGCGTAATGATGATTCAGTGCGACGAATCAGCTTAAGGAGCTAAAAATGACTTTTAATAAAGATAATTGGGCGCGTGTTTCAGATGCAATGAATACTGGCGGAGTAACAGTAGACGGAGTTATTTACAATGCTCCTGCTGCATTTACATATCGTAGTGCTGGTGATAACTCAGCTACTATTGCTGCTGCGGATTATTTCGCGGGTGCAGTATATGATTTAGCTGTTGGTGATGTTTTGACTTGTCAAGGTAGTGATACTTTACAAACTTTAAGCGTTGCTGCAATTAGCCGGTCTGCTGGAACAATTACAACATCTATTGCTAGTGTTGCGACTGTTGCAAATGATTCTATTACATCGGCTAAAATGGACCAATTACTACTTAAGTATGTAGCTGTTCCTATTAGTGCTGCTGCTTTTAACGGCGCATATGCTACACCAGTCGAGCTAGTTGCTGCTCAGGGTGCTAACACTTTATTAGTACTTGATAGGGTTCAATTATTAATGACTTATGGTAGTGCTGCATTTGCTGCTGGTGGTGTACTTTCTGTACAGTATGACTCAACTGCGAACGGAGCGGGCGTTATTGCATCAACCACTTTAGCTGCTGCAACCTTCCAAGGCACAGTAAGTGAAGCTTTTGCTTTAAATGCTGGTGTTGTTGATCAACCGTTCTCAACATGTGTAAATAAAAACCTATCGTTATCAAATGTAAGTGGAGCTTATACTACTGGTGACAGTACGTTTATTGCTCATGTTTGGTATAAAGAGATACCAAGCGTATAAAAATTGCACGTTATATAAATTTGTGCCTGCTTGGGCGGGCACAATATAATTAAAGGCTGAGAAATGACAACTAAAGTTCAAATAATCAGCAACGCCCTTGCTATATTGGGACATGCTCCCATCGTGACATTAGATGATGGAGACGATTTAACAGTCTCAGCAGAACAAGCTTTTGATATGCTTTTGCCATCGGTTTTATGTCAAAGCAACTGGCGATTTGCGGTACAGATTCAACAACTATCTTTAACAGTAGAAACATTGCCTTCAAACATTGGATGGAAGTATGTTTATTTACTACCAGCCGACTTTCTAAAAACAATAAGAGTTATTCCTCAGTCATATGACTGGGAGATATTCGAGAACAAAAAAATATATGCGAACATATCTAGTGAGTTTTATATGGAATATGTTTTTCAACCAACGCCAGATTTATTGCCTCCATATTTTGTAAACTATTTTGTATTTGAGATAGCTGCTTACTTAGCTTTAAGCAACGCACAAAAACCTGAGTATTACAACGTTCTTGAATCAAAAAGAACATTACTCCAAGGAATGGCTGCCGCTGCTGATTCTCAAAACAGACCTCAATCTAGTCAAGTCGATTTCCCTGTTCTCAGTAATAGAAGTGTAGCTGGCTCAATAAGTAATTTTAGCTAAAGGAATAATAATGGCACTATCACTATGGGCGCAAGGAGTATTTAGCAAAGGCGAAATATCACCATTAATGTATGCAAGGACTGATGTTCAAGCCTATTTTAACGGATTGAAACTAGCAAAAAATATAATTACCTTCCCTCAAGGAGCGGCAGGAAAAAGATTTGGAACTGAGTACTGGAATACAATTACTGGTATTACCGATGCTAATCAATCTTACTTCCAAACATTTCAGTATTTAAATGAATGCGTCTATATTTTAGTTTTTGTTCCATTATCAATTCAGATTTATTTAGAGGGAGTTCTTGTTGCAACTGTTGTTACTATATATACAGCTAATCAGATTCAGCAAATGGACCATACAGTGCTTCAAGATACATTTATAACATCTACATTTTCTGTAACCAATGGCCCAAGAGAGCTAAAGCGAGCTGATCATGTTAATAATCCTATATTAGGGTTTAGTTCTATAGATAAAACCCTAACTTTAACCGGCCCAGACATCACTCCTGGTGGGTTATATCCTTGTAGGTTTACAGGAACATTGCCAACAACATCACCTCAAGTAGCGTCTGGCCAAACCTATTTCTCAAGGTTTATTACAACCACGACAATAAAGTTATATAAGACATCAACTGATGCTAAAAATGATATTAATCCGTTTGATATTTCAGCGTTCGGTGGTGGTAATTATATAAAAAGAAACTCATGGTCTATCGCTGATATTGTCGCCCAAAATAAGCCATCTTACGATTTTGGAGAGGTGGATTACTCAGGCATTACATTTACTCTTTCAGCTATTATTGTTGGCCCAGCAAATTTGCATTCATTATCGGGCGGTGTAGGAACTAATTACTTTAAAGTTGCAGATGTTGGAGGTGTTTTTAAGCAAGGCCCAGGACTAGCAAGGATAACGGCATTTGTTAATGCTCAAAATGTTACTGTTGAAATTGTAAAATCATTTGACGTTAAATCTAGAGTAGGAAGTTTTTGCTTTGTTGGTGAACCTGCTTGGAGCGCTACAAGAGGATATCCTCAAAAAACGTCAAGTTATCAAAATAGATTGATATTTGCCAATACAGATTTAATTCCAAACGGAATTTGGTTATCAGCGATTAATGATTTTTATGATTTCGATGATATAGATACTGATGATGATGATGCAATATCTTACTATCCAACCAGTGGTAATTTAAGCTTAGTTAATCATATAACCCCTTATAGAAGCTTAACCGTACATACTAATAATGGCATATATTCCACACCGTTAAATTTAGATGCAGCTATCACACCGACTAATTTCTCATTGACAATGCAAGATTCAACTCCCGCTGGAGTTGTTACACCAGTGTCAATTGATAATCAGATAGTGGTTGTGTCAGGTAATGACGTTTACTCAATGATGTGGGACGGATTGAATAATTCATACACATCAAAAATAGTCTCAATTATAAGTGAGCAAGTTATATCGAACCCAACTTCTCAAGCTTCATTTTCTGACTTAATAAAAGCTGGAAGTAGGTATGTTTTTATTGTTAACGGAGACGGTTCTTTAGCCATATTTCAAACATTAATAGCCGAAGAGGTTCTGGGGTGGAGTAGGGCATTTGTAGAGCAGTCATACGGAGAGGCTTACTATAGAAATGTTACGTCAAACTTTGATGGTAGAGCATGGTTTTTAGTTGAGAGAGAGCTTGGAACATTAGATGTTAGTGCTGCAGTAGCATCAATAAACACTACTGAAACTAATACTATTACTGCAACAGCTTTTGGATTAACAGTTGGAGATGTTATACAGGTAACATTTACAACTACTGGAACATTGCCAACAACTTCACCTCAGATTGTGGCAGACTTACACTATTGGGCTGTTGGTATTACGGCTACAGAGTTTGCGCTGTACTCAACAAAAGAAGATGCTGCGGCGGATATAAATAGAACTACTATCTCAGCAGTTGGGGCAAATTCTACTGCTCATAGTTATCCATTAGTATCTAATTTTTTAATTGAAGAGCTTGATTTTGACTCTTATGTCGATTGCGCTGTTAAATATTCTGGTACTGCAATAGGTAATGTGTCTGGCGTGCCAAGATTTGATGGTCAAGAAACTGTTTCAAATGGAGATGGGTATGGGTTTTCTTCAGTTGGTTATGGCGGTAATGTCTATTATGATTCTCATGGAGCATCATCAACCGTATCAATAGTGCAAACTGGATATCCAATTAATGTTGCGATTCAACCACTGCCACTGTCTATCTCTATGGGCTCTAATATAGCGACGTCAAATGTTGTTGAGCCTAAACATGTTAGAAATGCGACATTTATGTTTAACAACACAATTGGTGGAGAAATAAATGGCAAGCCTATTGCCCTTACAACATTCAGCCAAGTAGATTTTGGGGTTCCTCCTACATCAAGAAATGGTATTTATAGTTACTCTGTAATGAAAGGATGGAATGACTTCAAAACAACCTCCTTCAACATTACACATTCAGAGCCTTTTGATATCAAATTAATTGGCATCTTTTATAAAGTGGAGGTTTAATTAATATGAGTGCATCTTTAGGCGTAATGATGTTAGGACTTCAAGCTGCTGGAACAGCACTTGATTATTTTGGCGTTCAACAACAAAAAGAATTAGGAAGATTAGGGGAAAGAGTTAATCAATCTCAAATTGATTTAAATATAGAAGCTGCAAGAACTTCTGCTGCCGAAGCTTCATTGATAGAGATGAGAAACTTAAGGTCTAATCTTAGTAGCCAGTTTGCGGCTCAAATAGCCAGGGGAACAAATCCTGGTATAGGAAGCGCGATGTTTGTTTCTCAAAAATCCGAACAAATTGCGTCGGAAGATGAAAGGGCAAGGCAACTTAATCTTGATTCACAAGTTACAAGCCTTCATGCTTCAGGGTTTTTGTCTAGCTTACATCAAACTCAAACTGAGATTAAAGCTTCATCGGATTTTGTAAATAGGGTTTTTCAGCAGATACCATCTCAAGCCGGATTGTCAGGTTTAAGTGGGGCCGGCGGTGGCGGTGGTGGATTTGGATTAGCAGCGGCGGGAGTTTGATATGGCACGTGATGAAATACAACCAATTAGCAGAACTACTCAAATTAAAGGCGACGTCCCATTTCAAGACTTTCAAAGAGTATTGAGTGATATAGGTACTTCTTCAAATGTGCTTGGTCAAATGGGCGCTGATATTGCGCAAAAAAGCTCTAATTTGTTTTCTGAGAATGCTGGTTATGAATCAGGTAAAAACCCACATGGAGATTTACTGCCATCTTTAACTAAAAGTGATGAGCATTTTGCATTAGCGTATAAAACTCAATCTCAAGCTACATTAGGAAACCTATTAAGCTCAATGACTTCTGATAGCCAGCTTGAATTAGCAAAAGCTGGCAAGCTCACTCCTGAATTAATCCAATCTTATCAAGATAATATGCAAAAAGGGGCTGATGAAATATTAGAGTCCGCACCAGGTGAGGTTAAAAATACGTTAGAGAATAATTTTGCGTCTAGCTTGATTAGAACTACTGGTGAATTAAAGCAAAAGTTATTTACTCAGCAAAAATCAGATACGTATAAATCTCAAGCATCATGGAACAATAGCGAATCTAAAGAAATATATGAGGCTTCAAAAGCAAGCGCCTCCATTGGTGGTGATTTAAATGAGGCACTATCAAGGCTTGAAAATGTTAAAAGTTCAAATAAAACTCAGGTTGAAACAGGAATTTTCACCAAAGAGCAAGAGCCAATTCTTAATCAGCAAAGTAAATTATCAATGTTATATGGAAAATATGATGGGCTGGCATTAAAAGCTGAATCAGATGGTAATCTTGATGAATTTATGTTTAATCTTGGAAGCAAAAAACCAGTTGACCTTAATTTTAAAGAGTGGGACCAAGTTTTAAGTAGTGTATCAAGTTTTGTATCAAGAAGAGAGTCTGCAAAAAGCAGGAATCAAGCATCATTAATAGCGAAGTTTAATGAGGCTGACTCAAGATTTTCCGTAACACCATCAATGATGGCTGAATTAAAAGATAAGCTTAACGACAGTCAGTATAATCATTTAATGTTCCAACATAACATTAAGCTTAATAAGCTTAATTCAAACTTAGATAAAATAAAGACAGGTGTATCGGTATGGACGGATAGCAAAGGATTTAATCAACTTTCAAATAATATTAAAGATAAATCTTTTAATACAATTGTTGATCAATCAAGTAAAGATAGGCCTGAGTTACCCTTATCGGAAATTGAACAAGCTGTAATAATGTCTGCGGCTGGCCCAGTTCCAAAATACACCTCTAAAATATCAAGCGACTTAGCAAGTGGTAATGCTGATAAAATGATGTCTGCCTCACTGGCAGTTGAAAATATTCATAGATACCATGCAAACAATCTTCCTTTATCTCAAGACTCTCAGAACGCTTTATCAAACTTTAATTCTAGAGCAAGTCAGCATGGCGATATAATAAAAGCAGCAGAGGAAGCTCACCAATTAGTTTATAGCCCTACTATAGAGCAAAAAGATGCAGGGCATTCAGCGGTAGTTAAGTTTAAAAAAGAGCATTTAAGATCAAGTAATCAATCAATAAGATTTGCTATGGACATATTGGGGGTGTCTCCTTCTGAAATGCTAAATCCAGAAGCAATAACCAATGCTGTTGTAAATGGCTTTAATAGCAATCTTATACTGCAAGGTGGGGATGTCGAGGCTGCAAAAGACGCGACTAAAAAATCATTCAAAAGAACTTATGGTGTCTCTAATGTTAATGGTAATAATCAATTAATGTATATGCCTATTGAAAAAGTTCTTAATATTGGCAAAGACTCTGCATCTACCATTAATAGCGATTTGGCTAGTCAATTAAACGAGCAGTTTAAAGAGTTGAAAAGTCTTTTTGATGAAAAAGACAGCAAGGTAAGCCAGTATTATCGAATAACAAAAATGCCTAATATTGACGAGGCATTAAAAGCAAGTTTAAGATATAACTCGCCAATTAATAAAGATGCAAGTTCAGAAGCAGAATTTTTCAGTTCTATAAAAAATGATTCTAAAATATTACATGACTTTACTAAAAATCCTATAATTGAAGTTGAGCAAGTTAATAGGAATAATGATGTGCATAAGTTTAATATTGCCATTCAAGCAAGCCCATTAATGACTATAAGTAATGTTGGTCAAAATCAATTTCTTGGAAATTATGATGTAAAGCTAGTTTCTGAAAATGGTAGGGCTATGCCTTTAACTGGCGCAAGCTCATCTACAGTGAATGGAATTCATTTTAGACCTAATGCAACTAAAATACTTGAGCACTATTATGCTTTAAATCCAAGTCCATCGTCTCAGAAAGAGTCAATTTTTGATCGTGTTGAAAAATTTAAAAAAGGTGAAGAAGGAAGTTCTAATTTAAAATCTAAAGCGATTGCTTCAATTGGTCAATTAATTGGCGGTGATATAAATGAATGAAATAGATACAGATGAATTAAAAGACTCTAATTCATCTCAGCAAGAGATATCAAAATTCCAAAAAGATTTCTATAAATCAGAAATAAATCCTATATCTGATATTGGGATTCCTTTAGAAATATCTGATAGATTAAATAAAATTCAAGTAAGTACTAATGCAAAACCAGTAATTTTTAAAGAGCCAATTGATCAACCAGGTTTTCTTTCCACTTTAGCTCATAGCTTTACGGAAGAGAATGAAATTGCAGCTCTGTATAATTTAGCAGGAAATGAGATTTTCTCTAAAAGCCCTTATGACGACCAAACACCGGAAGGGTGGACCTCTACAGATAATCTTAATTTTTACAAAAATTCAGATGAAAAATACTGGGGCAGATTATTAGAGTCTAAAAGCCCAAAACAGCAAGAGTTGGAATTTAACTATATTCAAGCTCAACAAACTGAGAATGAATATTATAGTCAAGGCTCTGGTATTGCCAATCTTATTGGTGGGATTGCTGGCGCTATAGCCGGGCCATCTTCTTTAATACCAATTGCTGCTCTTTCTAAGTACGCAAAAACTGGCGAAAGTGTTATAAGAAATGCTCTAAAAGTAGCCCCTGGGATTTCTTTAGCATCACTTACTCATGAGGCAGCAATAGAGGCAGATAAAGCAGGCGGAAACCTTTCTGATTTAGCTTTTAATACTGCAAGAGATTCTATTGCAGGAATGACCTTGATGGGTGCTGGAGCTGGTCTTGGCGCTCATTTTAGAGGGCAAGGATTATATAACGCCAGGAAATTAGTTAACGCAGTAAATGAAGACGTAAAAATTAATTTTAACGTTAATAGCGAAGGAGAATTTATAGGATATGAAGCGTCCGCTATGGATGGTTCTAATGTAAGTTCTGCTACCGTCAACAAATACCAAGAAATGCTTGATAGTTCTCTTGCTTCTGATGGGGCATTTGCATTTGCAAGTATAACTAAACTTACTGGTTCTTTAAGCCGGGTAGTCGAAGGTTTAACAAGCCCCTTTTTAGCTGTTAGAGATTTCACAAATAAAATTGCTGACCACTCATTTAATACTCTTGGCATTAAGCAAGGAAAGGCAAGGAAAGTAACTGCGGATGAATTAATTTTAGATATAAAAAGTCGTTCAAAAGTTTTATCAATGGAGTTAAATGGTTTATGGCTTGAGTCAAATGGTATTAATCAATCAAATCAAGTTAGCGATAAATTTAAATCATTCCAACAAAGCATGAATAAAGAAGGTTATATATCTAGAGATGATTTTAATTTAAAAGTTCATGGCTCAGTAATTAATGAAGCAGAAACAAATAACAAATCAATTAATTCTGCGGCAGAAATATTGAGGAAGCATGTTGATGAAACTTACGAGATGTTTAGGAAGTCACATGGTTTAAATAAAGAAGTGTTCTCACCCAGAACAGCGCGTGCTTATTTAATGCGTAATTATGATATAAGTGCTGTTGAACAGAATCCAACAAAATGGGTTCAAGTAATATCTGATCATTTAGCTGAGCAAGACAATAAAATTACCATCCTTAAAAGGCCTATTAAAGATGCGGAAAAAGAATTAAAAGAATTAATAATTATAAATGAATCTTCACTTACTGCTGATAAAAAATTACTGGAAAAAATAGAGGTTAAAAACAAGCAGGTAAAAGATCTTAAAAAAGAACTAGATAATGAGCTTAGAGATAATCCTGATCATAGCATCTTATTGGATAAAAGGAATATTCTTAGCTCATCAGAAGCAGATCATCTTAATTCTTTAATGAACCCTATTAACAAACTTAAAACGTCAACATCCATTATTTCTGATGAAGTTAAAAATATAAAAGAAAAAATATCTAAATCTTCTCAAGCAATAAAAAGGCGTAATATAACCAGTGCTACTAAAGAAAAACATATAATAAATAAACAAAAATTGAAATCAGAACTAGATAGCAAAGAGCAGGCTCTTTATGATGCTAAATTAATTGAACGAAAAGAATTAGAAAAACTGCAAGACATGGCTATAAATGGAGATATTCCAGAAAATTATTTTTCAAAAGACCCTAAAACTGGATTTATAGACTTCACAGATGTTAAAGCTGATAAACCTAAATTAAGAAAAGTTTATGAAAGCTCGCTGGATAGAGAGGAAGCCGCGGAATCTTGGCGCTCAACTATTACAAATAACACAAGTGAGCAAGTTAACCAGGCAATTCTTTCTAAACTTGTGCCCCATATAAGTGAAAACCCATTATCAACAAGAGCTTTAATGATTCCAGATAATGTTCTTTTAGATAATAAATTTCTTTCAAGTAATTTAGATAAAAGCGTTGCTGTTTATGATTTAACCCTTGGGAAAAGAACAGTATTGAAATCTGTATTTAAAGATATTGATTTTTCAAAAGGGATTGATGGCGTTATTGAAAATCTTGTCGAAGAAAGGGATAGGCGAGAAAGAATTATAATTCGCTCGTCAAAAAAACTTGAGGGAAGAGTTTTAGAGCTGGAAACAAAACTAAGGCATCCAGATATTAAAAAAAGAAATGACCTTGAGAAAGAATTAAAACAAGCAAAAAAAGATATAGAAATAGATAATTCTAAATTTTTAGATTCTAAAACTACAGAATCCATACAGGCAAAAAAAGATTTAGTTAAGCTCAAAAAAGAATTTGATCGCGCTAAAAAATATGTTTCAGTGGCTTTTGATTCATTAATGGGGAGAAGTAATAACTCTATAGAGACTAGGAGATTTACTAGGTCTGTTAAAAATATGACAATCAGCACTATGTTAGGCGGAGTTCCTTTAACACAGGTAACTGATGCAGCAGCTATAACTCTTATTAATGGGGTTTGGCCAACAATAAGAGATGCTGCAATTCCAGCATTAAAAAACATAGGATTTTTGTTAAAAACTAAACAATCAAAAGATATTAGAGAGTCAGCAGCTCATTTACATCTTGCGTTAGAGCATGTTAATGGTGGACACATGGATAAATTCAATAATCCAAGTTCAATTGATAATATCCCTGTTAGCGGAAGAATTGAAGATGCTTTAGAAAAATTAGCTCATGTATCAGGTAACTTTAGTGGTACCACATATATTGATAATGGCCTGCAAATGGTTACGGCAAATGTTTCTCAAAGCGTTATTATGCAATCAATGTTTGAATTTAAAGCAGGAATATTAAGTCAAAAGAAAATAGACAAATTGCTTAGAGGTGGTATTGACCCAAAAATATGGGCTGATAAATTTATAGAGAACTATAAAATTGCTGGCGGAGAAAAATCTGAGCTTGGCGGCTATTCAAGCAAATGGTATGACTGGGCCGACGATGAAGTTAAAAATGTTATGGGAAGGGCATTAAAACGCTCAGTTAGAGAAACAATTTTAAAAAAAGGTATTCTTGACAGTCCTTTTATGACTAATAATGAAGTCACTAATTTATTACTGTTATTCAAAGGATGGGGTTTTTCAGCATTCAATAGATACACAGCTCCATTATTACAGCGTGCAGACAGAGAGACAATCCTACCAATCATGTTTATGTTGGGCGCAGGAGCTTTAGTTGACCCGCTAAGAAAAATATCAAGGGGTGAGCCTGCTGATTTTCATTCTGATGGATGGGCTATAAACGCCATAGAGAACTCAGGAGTTCTAGGATACTTAACAGACGGAGTAGAAACTGCCAATGCATTGTCTGGTGGTGTTTTTCTAAAAAAACTAAAAAATGATAGATTTGCAGGAAGAACTTTAGGCGGTTTAGCTTTCGGGCCTTCTTTTGGTTTAACTGAAAGTTATTTAAAGACATTACAAAACTTTGTTTCTGGTAAGATTAACGAAGTAGATACAAAGAGAGCTATTAGGTCTATCCCATTAACTCAAGCTTGGTGGTTAAGGGGAATGACAAATAAATTAACGGAAGGATTAGACTTGCCAAAATCTAGTTCTCAAGCTGACTCAATATGGGGATTTGATTAATGAGCATAGTAATTAACGATATAACACCGTTAAACCAATTTACCGCTACAAACCTACAAACAGTATTTAACGTTTCTTGGACGGCTGATGCCACTACGGATATTGTTGTATATGCCAGAGCTTCTGGTGCTTCTGCTGATGATGTCACGGATTTAATAAGTTCAAGTGATTATACAGTTGCATTTGTAGGTGGAACTTTGGCTGTTAGAGTTACATTTGCAGTGGGGAGAACTACTGGAGATATTGTAACTCTTACTAGAGATACCCCGGCAACAAGAGATAATCTATATATAAATACCAACTTCACTCCTACCATGTTGAATGGTGACTTTGCTAGAAGCACCTTTATAGAACAGCAAAATCAAATGTTCCATACTGCCATTGGTCCTAGATATAATACTTCTGAAACTTTAAATGGCGTAACTGATTTAATACTTCCATTGCTTGGTGCGGATGAGGGTTGGGCGAAAAATACTGGGAACACAGCAATTGTCGCAATTGCATTGCCATCGCAAGGTGTCGCTCCAATTGATGCCACATATATTACCCAGACTGCAAGCTCACAATTAGATAATGAACAAGCATTGGCTGCACTTGGCACTGGGTTAATGTCTAGCACTACAACTACTGGTGTAGTTTCCACAAGCACTTTAACTGGAACAGCTAGCGAGATTGATGTAATTAACGGGACTGGTGTTGGTGGCAATCCAACTGTAGGTATTACAGATAACCCAGCAATCCCAGGCACAGCAGGTATGCAATTACCTACTGGCACTACAGCTCAAAGAGCAGTACCAATTTCACCAGCTATAAACCTTAGATACAATACTGACTTAGTTACTGCTGAGTACTACGACCACAGCACTAATGCATGGGTTAGTTTCACTAACAATGCTCTACTTCCTGTAACAGATAATGCCGTCGCAAGATTCAACGGGACTACCGGGCAGATTCAAGATTCTAGTGTAATTATTGACGACGCGGATTCAATTACAGGTGTCAATCAATTAGATGCTGTTACTTTGGTGGTATCCGATAAAATTGGTGTAGGTTTGGCAACTCCTTTACATCAATTAGATTTAGTAGGAGATGTTCTAACCAATTTTACAGCGACACAATCAGACGTAAATGCTTTTGAAATAGACTGCAATGCGGCTGGCTTTGGTGGCGTGAGCGCATTAGATATTACCTACACGACCGGCGCTCAAGTTGCAGGTGCAGAAGAATCGGCAGTGCTAATCAATATCGATGATACGATTTCAACTGGCGGTGAAGTCTACGGAGTTGAAGTGCTTGTAACTCCTGGCGCTTCAACTGTTACAGCTATGAGAGCTGGTGCGTTAGTTAATCCATTAGAACAATTAGCCGGTACATTTGCTAACGCTGCAACTGTATTAAATATCGCTGTAGATGTTACAGCCGCCGTAGCTAGTGGTGGAGCTGGAGCTATATCAATTTTTGTTGCTGATAATGACACGGTAACAATTAGTAGTGCTGCTAAATTCGAAGAGATATCTTTTCAATTATCAACTGGTTCATCAGGTGGTGGTGTAGGGCCAACGTTTGAATTTTCAACAGGCGTTGGAACGTGGACCGCGTTTTCACCGACAGATGGTACAAATGCTTTTAAGAATACTGGTGTATTAGCGTGGGATAACGCAGACGTTTTGACTTGGGCAGTTGGCACAGGCGCAGAGTATTTAATTAGAATTACTAGGACTAAAAATACAGTTTCAACCACTCCTATAGTTGATGTGATTCAAGTAGCGGCAGTCGTTGAGTATGGCTGGGATAAAGATGCAGCAATTACAGCAGCAAAGCTTGATATTGATAATATTCGAGTAGATGGAAATTCAATCACTTCAACTAATTTAGCTGGAGACATTAATTTAACCCCAAACGGCACCGGTAATGTAGCCGTCACAAATAATATTCAACTCAGTGATAGCACTGGTGTCATTGATGAAAACGGAAACGAGCAGATTGTATTTAAAACAACTGCATCAGCCGTAAATTATGTTGAAATAACAAATGCGGCGACAGGTAATGGAAGTCTTATAAAGTCGGCCGGTTCTGATACAAATATTGATTTAAATATTAGGGCGCAAGGAACGGGGGATATTTTATTTGATGGGTCTGACGTTATTTGCGGCGACCCAGGCACTGAAGCGAGCGGAATTGATGTAAACGGAACCACTTTTAACTCTGTTTTGAAAGTCAGTAATATTGGTTCCGGCAATGAAGCTCAGTTTATTATGCATCGTCACTCAACAACTTTAGCGCCGGTTATTGTGGGAGCGCGATCTAATAGCGATACCTCCTCGCATATTGCTGTTACCGCCGGTCAATCGATGCTTACTATGTACGGCGTTGGTTGGACTGGAACACATTACGATATTTTTGGTGGTATTAATATCGATGTTGACGCAACAGGAACTATATCATCTACCAGCTCACCAGGTAGGTTGACTTTACAAGTGACCCCAGATGGCTCAAATGTTCCAGCAACAGCGGTTAGCATTGCCAATGATAAAACGGCATCGCTGATAGGTAATGTGATTATTGGTACTGGTAGCAACACGTTAACCATAAATTCAAGCACCGCAATTGATGGCGTGATTGATGACGATACTATGGCGACAGCAAGCGCAACAACAGTAGCTACCAGTGAAAGCATGAAGGCTTATGTTGATGGGTTAGATGGCGGCAGTGTTAAAAGCGTTACAGGAACTGCGAACCAAGTTGATGTTGATAATACTGATGCTCAAAATCCAATAGTTTCTTTATCGAGCACAGCAGTATTACCAGGAACCTTGACCGGCTCAAGTGCCTGGAAGCTGCAAGCCGACAGTACCCCGTTATATTTTGGCGCTGGCGATGATGCTACGATTCAATATGACGGGACTAATTTACTTATAAACCCTCAAGCTGTGGGCAGTGGTGATACGGTATTTAGCAATGGTAACGTTGGTATTGGAACAGCTTCGCCAAATAATGCGTTAGAATTAAGAAGAGACGCACAAGCGCCATACTTTATACTTAATAGAGATAACAATAAATTCTGGGGGCATTCAGTTTCATCCGCCGGGAATTATGCCTTTCAATACGGTATATCTTACGCTGCAATGTCCTCATCTACACCACATCTTGTTGTTGAGGCTGGTGGTAATGTTGGTATAGGTACAGCCTCACCAGACGCTCTTTTAGATACAAACGGCACTATAAGATCTACGGCAACAGATGCTTTAATCACAACAGGTGCTGGCTTAGAATGTAGGTATTCTGCCGGTGTAGGTAGTTTATTAGCGTATGATAGGGGTGCGAGTAGTTATAAGGGTTTAATATTAGAGGGCTCGTCTGTCATTTTAAAAGAAGCTGGTACAGATGTCCTAACAGTGAATAACGGTGATGTAGCCGTCGCCGGTAGTGTAGGCATTGGAACTGCGAGCCCTTCTTATAAATTGCATATTGACTCAGCGGCATCATCATCAGCCATGAGGCTAGAAACTGATTCTGGTGTAAATACTATATTAAGCTTCCTAAGGGGTTCTACTGAGGTGGGCGTAATTACAGGTGTATTTGACGGATTAAGCTTAGCATCACCTCAAGTAATAACAGTAAACAATAATTCCGTGGAAACCGCTAGATTTAACACCAATAATACAATGGCTATAAATTCCACCTCCACAACAAATACACTTACTGTGGGTGGTGATTGCCTTATAGAAGATTTCGTAGCTATAGGAGACGAAAGCACATTAACTATAGCTACTGGCGTCATTACAGTTACTGGTGGGTTTCATCGAGTTGATACTGAAGCGGCGGCAGCTTCAGACCCTTTAATAACTATAACTTCTGGTATTGCCGGTCAGCATTTAACTCTGAAATCAGTAAGTAATGCTAGGACGGTAGTAGTAACTAATAACACGGGTAATCTTAGAATTGCTGGTGATATGTCTCTTGACTCTGTTTTTGATACTATCACTCTAGTGTATAGCGCCACAGATGGAGCTTGGTTAGAATTATCAAGAGCAAATTACGTTCCATAATATAAAGGATTTTTAAAATGATAACTAAAGAAGGCTTTACATCCGCATTTGAAGTTAATTTGACTGACTTGAGATTAACTTTAAAAATTTATTATGTCTTTAAAGAAGATGGAATAGAAATTAATAGGTCTAATAAAACAGAGTATTTCTATCCAGCAGACATAGAAAAAGTTAAATTTTGTCTAGGAGTTCAATCATCACCAGAAATAGATTATTTAAATTCAATATGGACAGCAGAGGTTATTTCATCTTATATTGCTGAAAAATCTATTTCCGTATGAGTTTAATAAATTTAGATGCTGGCAAACTGATTGATTCAGTAGCCAGCGGTTTAAACTCTTTATTCACATCAGACGATGAACGAGAACAAGCTGCTTTTGTTTTAGAAAAACTTAGGCAGCAACCTCATTTATTGCAAGCTGAAATTAATAAGATTGATGCTAACTCAAAGAGCTGGTTTCAAGCAGGTTGGCGGCCGTTTTGCGGTTGGACTTGTGGCATTGGATTTTGTTATAACTTCCTTTTGTCGCCTTTAATACAGCAGTTATTTGACCTACCAATGCCAAAGATAGAAGCGGCAATTCTTAATGACATGCTTTTAGCTCTTCTAGGTCTTGGTGGATTTAGAACATACGAAAAGACTAAGAAAAAGGACTGAAATGTTTGACGAAGCATCTAAAAAAATAGATTCAATGGAATTTAGGTTGTTAGAACTTGAAAAAAATCAAAAAATAATAATAGAAATTAATGCTTCTTTTGCAAAACGTCAAGATTGGTGGTTAAAAAATTGGTGGCGTATAGCTGGGATTACTGTCCCTATTTTATTTATGTTAGGTGAGATTTCAATCTGGATTAGGAGATTGGTTTAATGGCGTGGGGAACTAAAGTAAAAAAGCTTTATCCTGAAACATTGACTCAGACAGCTATAGTTCAATGGTTTAGATTGAAATACCCAAAATTTGCTAATCATTTAATTAAGATTGGTAATGGCGGTAAGAATACACCTCAAGGACACCTTTTAGCTAAAAGGATGGGTGAGGTTGTTGGAGCGTCAGATTTATTTTTATCTTTAGGCTCGGCGCGCTACCATGGGCTTTGGATTGAAGTTAAGCCGGAAAAATTTAAATTAGTTCCAAGTAATGAAGCTCACACAGGCAGGCAGCTTTTATTCTTAGACCAAATGCAAGAGGCTGGTTATGCAGGAGCCATGGTAATAGGTTCTAAAGAAGGCATAGAGGTAATTAGTCGCTATATGGAACTTGAAATTTAGTGTATTTAAAAATACCGTATAATTTAAATCCTAGGCATTATCAAAGAGATTTTCTTAAGGCTGTTAAAGATGGAAAGAATGTTGTTTCTGTTATACACAGAAGGGCTGGAAAAGATACAATATCTATACAGGCAATTCTTCTTAGGGCCCTGCAAAGAGTTGGCACTCATATTTATCTAGCTCCACTTACGACTCAGATTAGGCAAATTGTGTGGCAAGGCATGACGCATACCGGCCAACCATTTATAAATTATATTCCATCTCAGCTAATAAAATACAAAAATGAAGCTAGGATGGAGCTGACACTTTTTAACGGCAGCGTGATTAAGTTTGCTGGTTCCAACTCTTTTAATAACCTAATGGGAACGAATCCGGTTACGATTATTTATTCTGAATACTCTCTTCATAATCCACTGGCACGCCAATATCTTAATCCAATCTTAATTGAGAATGGAGGACTTGAGGTATGTCAATTTACGCCCAGAGGGATGAATCACGGATTTGAACTGCTTGAGAACGTAAGAGATAACCCTGATTATTTAATTCAGGTTCTAGGAGTTGAT